GGATCAAACCCTCCGCAGAGGTGTACCCTATTGCCGCGTCATCGCCCGCTGCGGTATCGCCGTCAGGCTGAAAGTTAGCTCCCGTTACATCGCCCGTAGCGTCAAGAGTGGTAAAGGCTCCCGCCGCAGCGGTTGAACCGCCGATAGCAGCGTTGTCTATGGTACCTGCGTTAATGTCTGCGGTAGTAAGAACAGCGCTATTAATAGTAAACACGCCTGAGCTATTGGCGATAGTCCCCGATGCCGTACCGTCCTTAGCCTTAATGTTTGTAACTTCAAGGTTAGTAGTATCGACGGTTGTAGCATCAACAATATCGGTCTGGCAGGATTCTACATTAGTACCGTCACAGAATAAGAAAGAGGTAGACCCGTTAGCAACCGCTACCCCTGTGCCACTAGCGGTTTTTAGTGTAACTGCCTGCCCAGAAATATTCTTGAGGATATAAAGTTTAGTTGCAGCGGGGCAGATAATCGTGGCTGCGCCAGCAGGTTGGCCTGAGTTATCGTCAGCAACTAACACCGCGCAACGGGATTCTGAAGTAGTACCATTCGCAGTTGTAAGTGTGTGGCTGTTAGTTGACCACGAATTGATAACGGCTAGACCGGCAACAGCCTGCTCTACCATAGAAGTAACGTTGTTATTTACTACATCACCCCACGCACCGCTAAGTTCACCTTGTACAGGCAAAGCCAGTTTAAGAATGCTTGTATATTGAGTAGTCATGCTACACGCTCCAAATCTCTCTTATTGCATATTAACTTATACAGCGTTAAAATCCACTAACATTTTGCTAATAACCTACGCCGCTATTTTTACCCAACCCGGTGTCTGGTTTGGTGTAATGTCCTGCCAGTTCCTACTTACTCCCGGCGTAATGTCCTGCCAGTTCCTACTCACCCCCGGCGTAATGTTCTGCCATATTAATACATTACCAGAAGAACCCGTAGCCGACAAACCCGTTACTGCGATTACGTTGGTAGAGGTAACGGTTACCGACCCTACCGCCCCTGCAGCCGCAATACCCGATACAGGTACAACAGAGCCTGCGTCTACTACAACAGAACCAACTGCACCGGTAGCAGCAAGACCCGTTACAGCTAGAACTTGGTCCGTTTGTATTGTAACACTGCCAACCGCACTTGTTGCTTCAATGCCGGTGACAGATACATCTACACCAACGAGTACTACAGCCGAACCAACACTACCGGTAGCCGCTAAGCCTGTTACAGCTATATCTAAAGCCGCCGTAACCGTAACACTTCCAACCGCGCCTGTAGCCGCTAAGCCCGTTACAGCTATAACCGAACCCGCGTCTACCGTAACGCTACCAACACCACCTGTTGCAGATAAACCCGATACAGGTACATTTGAGGCAGCGTCTACTACAACAGAACCAATAGCCCCTGTGGCTGCAATACCCGTTACGGCTACAATAGTGCCTGCGTCTACAGTAACACTGCCAACACCACCTGTTGCAGATAAGCCCGATACAGGTACATCTGAGGCTGCATCTACTACAACAGAACCAATAGCCCCTGTGGCTGCAATACCCGTTACGGCTAGAACTTGGTCCGTTTGTACCGAGACAGAGCCGATACCGCCTGTTGCTGCGAGACCTGTGACAGCTATGTCTGAGGTTGCGTCTACTACAACAGAACCAACACCACTTGTTGCAGATAAGCCCGAGACAGATACATTTGAGGCTGCATCTACTGTAATACTGCCGACAGCCCCTGTTGCCGCAATGCCCGTTACGGATAGAACTTGGTCGGTTTCTACTGTGGCGGAACCAACTGCACCCGTAGCGGAGACACCGGATACAACTACAAGCAAGCCTGTTTTTACATCGATAGTACCAACTGCACCGGTAGCAGCAATGCCCGTTACAGATATATCAGAGGCAGCGTCTACTGTGACGGTACCAACTGCACCGGTAGCTGCGAGGCCCGATACAGATACATTTGAGGCTGCGTCTACTACAACAGAACCAACTGCACCTGTTGCAGATAAGCCTGTTACAGATATATCTGAGGCTGCATCTACTACAACAGAACCAACGGCACCGGTAGCAGCAAGACCCGTTACAGATATATCTGAGGCCGCATCTACTACAACAGAGCCAACGCCGCCGGTAGCAGCAAGACCCGTTATAGCTAATACTTGTTCTGTGGAGACAGAGACGGAGCCTACGGCACCGGTAGCAGCAAGGCCCGATACCGAGATGTCTACCTCACCTGTAACCGTCACACTTCCAACGCCCGAAGACGCCGAAACCCCTGAAACAGCTACAGGTAGGACGGAACCCCAAGCACCCTCACCCCAACTTCCACGGCTCCAACCGTTTACAGATAGGTTAGGGAAACTTGTGCCCCAAGCACCTTCGCCCCAATCCCCACGGCCCCAACCACCTAAATAGGACATGGAGCTTGTTTCTTAACTAAGCGATACGGATAATAGCAGCGCTTGACGAGGCGGCAGGGAACTGAATCGTAAAGTCACCTGCGGTAGACGTTTTATCTGCACCGAACGCCAGTACAACAACTGCCGGATCACCACTCGCCGTGTCGTTATAAATCAATGCTCCATTAGCAGTAACGGTTGCATTAGAAAACGTCAGGTCAGCAAAATCCGTTAGTGCCGTTGTCCCACTGGTGGTGGGCGTGACATTCGTCAAAGCCGCTCCCCCTGCGGTGTAGTTCGTTCCGCTCGCCTCGTTCGTGCTAGAGTAAGCGGTAGTTGCGGCACTCAGCGAGGCGCTGCTTGTGTACAAAGCAAGTTTAAAGCTGTTGCCGCTACTTGCGGTAAAATTGTGTGTAGCGGTCATCAATTCTTTTTTGAACGACGTACACATTGCCTGCGTAATTGACATTTTAAATTTCCTTTACGAGTTTGGCTAGTTCCGGGTGCCCAGCGCTAGCCAAGGCGTTGCAAACGGTTGTCCTATCACTATTTATAGCCTCTCGCATATAATAACTCAACGTTTTTTCTAGTTGAGCCTTGTACGCAAAGGCTTGGTCCCTTATAACCGGAGGCGCTCCGTCCGAGACTGAAATTATCCTATCAGCGCACCTCTGCGCTACCTCCTCCGGCGTAGACCCTCGGTAGTTCGTTGTGTGTACGGCGACCTTGTAACTGGGGGTTACGTTAGCTTTTAGTTCAAACATCGTGATAATTTACCCTTACGATACAGTTTGTCTGTATTGACCCGAACGGTAAGCATCTTCTCGTAACTTACCATCTCCTAAGTTCTTTAGCAATACTATTGCTTGTAGATATAGCTTTTCGTACAGCGCAACAACATCAGCTTCGCCCTTCATAAACCGTACTGCCTCAATAAGCGCACCATTAAGTAGGGCGGAATCAAATTCATCACCAAGCCATGTAGTCCCGGCAGTTACGATAGAATCAGGGTAGTACCCATAATGCAGTTCCGCTGCGTAGTTGCTGTCAGGTGTTGGACCTACCATAAAATTACTATCGGAAAAATAAGCGTAATGCACAGGTAACTCGCGGGGGGAAGACGCGGGATAAGCCTCCCGTAGAAAATTTACGTCTTTATTCAAAAGGAAGTGATAGTCCCCACTACCATCTACAACTGCCAAGGAATACGTCCATAGAAAGTCAAGGGGTACACTAAGATAACTCTCACCGTTAGAGAATGTACCGGTTACGTTTTTACGGAGTGCGGGTATTTGGACGGTGTTATAGATTTTCTGTTCAGCTTGCTCTGTAAACATAGCGAGTTCGGTATCTGTAAACGTAGTTTCACAGATGTTCTGAATATTAACCTTTAACTCCGTGTAATTCATAGCTACGCCATAGGTCCACGGGCCATTGTGCCCTTAATAGCTGCGCCAATACCACGAACTTTAATGCCAGATGTCTTTACACCCTTCATGTCAGTCTTTATAGAAGAAGTCTTGATAGGTACAGGCGACCCCGGATTCTTTACTACATTAGATTTTTTCATCTTATAACTCCTAACTAACTGTTACCGTAACCGACCCAACATAGCCAGCCGAAACAAGGTTGTTGGGGGTAAGGTTGTACGGGTCAACACCACCCCCTACTGGGTTCCACCCCCACTGTATATCACGACTGCTAGTATTACCAGACACTCCTAAACTTGTGTCTGGGCGTGGGTTACGTAAAGCCTGCGGGTCATCTACCGGAAACTCACCTAGCCTTAGTTGCGGTTGGCCCGGATTCCAACATTCCCTACACGCTTTTATATTGGTGTCCGTACCCTTTACAACAAGGTCGCGTAGTGTTCTTAACTTATACTGAAACCCGCATACGTCACATAACCCTATAGCATTTTTATCAGACGCAAATCTGTTAGACACTAGTAGACCCTCGACATACGCGGGACAAAACGCACGGACGCCTTCTCTCGATCCTCCCCAGCGGCTAGGTTAAACTGCTCGTCGTACTCAGCCTTGAGCATAGGAGCGCGGGGCGAAAGTTCGGGGGTCTTCATAGCTATCTGATAAGCTAAACCGGCAACAAGGCACGGGAAAAACCTAAAGTTCATGTCTGCTGTCTGCACGCCGCTCCCGGCATCTTCCACGCGCCGTAGCCGCCAGTACACGAACTTATAGTCATCGTTGTCCGGCACAGGCCACACATTAATTTTAGGGGCGTCTCTGAGACGCTCAACCCACACCTGAATAGGTCTACCCGTCGATAACTTGTTGGGGATGGAGGAGTATGTACTGACGCTAATCCTGCTGATAGGGAGATCAGACTGTGTAGACACACTGCCAGCCCCAGTACGTATAACTTGTTCTAACAGGTCAATAGTATCGGAGGGTAGGGTATACTGCCCCGTACCACTTATAAGGTCAAAACTATGACTATCGATAGTCCATAGGTTTATACCCCGGTTCTGCCACTCTATAGTAAGCAGATTCATAGACCTGCGGGCAGTACGGAGGTCATACCCGGAACGCATTTCTCTACCCGCACGTTCCCACGCTTCTTCAGCGATCTCCGTGAAGTCCATGTTAAATGCAGTTGTACCAGATGTGGTCATTAGCTACTCCAAGATTTCTTGGCTTCCTGTTTAGATTTAGAAGACAACTGACCATAATGGTACAGCTTTTTACTACTTGCTGTATGCGTTTTCCCAGAGTGGAGTTTACCATCCGACATCTTATGAAGGCTCCCTTTATGCTCCTTCCCATCTTTGAGGTAATGCTTTACACCTTTTGCCATCACGCTTTCCTATACCTAGCTGTCTTACGCGCTATCCGTTCTGGCTGCTTGACGAACTGTTTCCCGGCAGCAGTCCCTTGGCGCTTTGCTTGC